AAGGTTTAGACGTAGGAACAACTCAAAGAATAGAAAAAACCGTTAAACAAGAAATGAAAAATGGTAAATCTCGCAATGTTAAAAAAACTGTTTACGAACATGTTCCTCATATTGTAGATGTCGATGGAGTTTGGTTTACTGGCGGTGATATTATCCGAGGAATTGATGTTGAATCCATCTGCATTTTTAATAAAGATGCTATTAAAGAAATAAAATATTTAGGAGAGTATTCTAAGGCTTTAAAGAATACTAACCGACCTTATGACTGAACAACAAATAATCGAAGAAATAACTAAATGCACTGATGTAGAAGGTGGAACAGGATTCCAATACTTTTTTACAGAATATTGTTACGTACCTCATCCTGCTTATGGCAAGGTAAGAATGAAAGAACATTCTTATGATTGGCAACGAAAAGCTTGTATTGATCTATTAAAAAATAAAAGAATTATAAGTAAGAAAGTGCGTCAGGTAGGTTTTTCTACTCTTCTTCAGGGATATGCTTTATGGAGAGGTTTATTTTTCCCCTCTCAACAGATTACAATTGTTTCTATAGGACAAAAAGAATCTATAGAGTTCCTTGAAAAAATGGAATTTATTTACAGTAACTTACCTAGATGGTTACAATCTACAAAAACAGAAGATAGTAAAACAAAAGTTAGATTTAAAAATGGTTCGGTTATTAAATCTTTGCCAAATACTCCGAATGCTGGTCGTTCAAGTTCATTATCATTATTGATATTGGATGAGGTTGCCGAGTATGGAAAAAACGCTAAAAAGATAATGGCGTCTGCTGGTCCTGCGCTTGGCCCTGGTTTTAAAAAGCCGTTTACCAATGAAGGTTTACCTTCTCAAATGGTATTGTGCGCAACTTGGCCAGAAGTAATGGAGCAAAATGAATATGTACGTATTTATAGAGAAACTATTCAGCAAGGCAATAAAGCTCAATATAAAATAATTCAACCCACTATTCATGATAATGAATTCTATTCCGATCCCTCTTGGCATGAAATGATGAAAACCGATTTGGGTTTGCACGCATATAACCGAGAAATATTAGGTATAGAGCAAACTAGTTTAGAGAATTCTTTTATACCAGAAGAAACATTAAATTCTTTAAAGTATATTCATCCTATAAGAATGGATTTTTTAAAGCCAGAAAGTGTCAATGAAGAAGGATATGCTGCAGATGAAATAGGCTTTATAGAGGCTAAAGAAAATTTTGATGAAAAATTTAACTATATAAAAGGTTTATGGGTTTGGCATGATCCTATCAAAGGCAAAGAATATGGATTAGCTTGCGACGTTGCTACAGGCAGAAATAACGATACCTCTACAATTCATGTAATAGATCTTGAGACATTAGAACAATGCGCTGAGTTTCAGGGTAAGCCCAACACAGAACAATTCAAACGAATAATTAAAGTGGTAGGTCAATATTACAATCATGCAAAAGTAAGTGTTGAACGAAACTCAATGGGTGAAGGCATTTGTCAATGGTTAGCCTATGGAGAAGAAGAAACTAAAACGGAACCTTATGAAAATTTTTATTTTGAAAAATCAAGAAGTAAACATTTAATTCCAGGACATTTTACGAGTGTAGGCAACAGATCTAGCATGTTAGCTTTAATGTTAAATTTTTTGATTAAAGAAAAAACAGCTTCTATGCCCGCTTTAAAAATTAATTCTCAAAGAACAATAAGCGAATTAAAAACTTTTGGTTGGAGCAAAAAAGGACGTTTAGAAGGTATTAGCAACACTGATGACCTTATAATGGCTCTTGCTCAATTCTGCTATTTGCGTGAAATATTCTTTTTATCGGATGCTCAAGTTACAGGACGAGGATTATTTGCTGATCCAGACGAATTGGAAAAGAAAGAGGATGAAATTAGAAAAAAACATTTTGCATATCAACCATCTTCTCCAGAGGAACAACTAGAACAATTTGCAAAAATGGGATATTATATTGCAAAACCTATTGAAAAAGAAATTAATGTTTTTAGTCCTGAGTTTGATTTTAATGAAATATAGGCTTTGTATACCTGTCTCTACATTTTTGTTTAAAAGCTTCTAGTTTTTGATCGGCTATCTCTTTGCCAAACTTAACCAACCACACATCATAAACCGATCTGCCGTGCATAGGATTTTTTTCGCCTGGACTACCTTTTTTAGGATTAGGCCCTTTGCATTTGTTGGCAGCCTTTTGTAAAACTTCCTGAATCATTCCCTCTGCGGCATCTTTATACTTTTCTCTCCACACGTCTTGCCAATTTTTACCTTTCATTGGATTATTAGATTTTAATTTTGCTTTTTGTCTTTCAACAAATAGATCATATCTTTTTAGACCTTCTTTTTCTCCATATTTTTCTATCAGTCTTTGTTTTGGAGATTTACCCCAGGCGGAATTATTTTCGCCTAAAAGCGCACCAGTTCCTCCTGGTGCCATATTATATCCTACTTTTCTATCAGTGGCTTTTAATTGGTTTATCCAATATACTTCTTTTTGATTTAATTCTTCTTTGGTTGAACATTCGCATAAGATTTCTTTAGTAAAATTTTCTTTTCCGTATTTTTTAATTGCTTGTTTAATTAGACGCCCAGAACCAAAATAATATTTGTTGTTCTTTGAATCTTGGCCTATATAGATTTTATTGTTCAATAGGTTTGTTATTTTGTAAATTATCATATATTATATTTTATATTTTAGTAAAGGCAAAATATATTATATGTCTTTATTTCAACAATACCTGGCCGAAGGCAAGGAACACCGCGTAGACCAGATTGCTAAACGCGGCGATATTAAAGAAGTAATATTTATTGGATTCGATTGTGAGACTACCGGGCTCCACACCTATATGGGACAATCCCGCAACTTAAGACAACAATTATCGTTTCCTTTAAAAAAAGAATTAGAAACTTATTTTAAACAAAATGGAATGCATCCTAACGATATTAAAGGTAGAGTAAGTGATTTTAGACCTGCTGCCGACGTAGAATTAGCCGAAATTGCCGCAATGGCATTTACTATAGATGGAAAAGATTTAGGACAACTGCATGAGTATGTTTTATTTGATGAAACAAAAACTTTTCCTAAAATTATGAAATTAATTTCCTGGTCGGCAGAAAAAAAAGAAAAAGCTCTTAAAGAACAAAGAGAAGCTTTAGATGCTTTGGAAAATTTTTTAAATAAGTTTGACCCGAAAAATACTTTTATTATTGCGCACAATGCCGCATTCGATTTAAGTTTAATAGTTTCGATAGGAAAAAAATTCAATCATTCCGTTGCTTCGACAATACGTAAATTTCGTTTTATTGATACAAAGAAAACTACTAAGATTAGAGAAATAGTTAAAAACGTTTTGCCTACGAAAGAATATATAAAGAAAGATGGCTCTAAAGGTGAAAGAGAATCTAATACTCAAGAGGCGTTAGCTAAAGCTCTTGGAATAGAAAATAAAAATCCGCATGAGGCCATAGGAGATGTAAAAGCTTTAAAAGAAATGTTTTTAAAGCTTGTTGATTCGCTTAGGTAACATTCCCAATTTGTATCCATTATTTAAATAATTATTCAATTGTTCTACGGATACCATTTTATTGATTAGTCCGTTGTTTATATATTTTTTGTTGGAGTTTATTCCTTTTAATTCCCCATTTAAATAGCGCTCATCTGACTTATCTACAGTAAAACGATTCCCATTTTTATCTATAACGCATATTTTATTTTTCGCTATAGGTGTTAAGGAAACATTATATCGAGGATCATTTTTATATATACTAAAATAATTACCTTTACCGTCAGTAACAATTACTTTGTTTTTTGTAACCGATTCGAGTTCTCCAGACAAAAATCTTTCATCTTTTATTGATACCTGTAGATTATTACCGTTTTTATCCCGCACACTGACTTTGCCTTTTCTTGTGGGCCATAATTTTCCAGATAAATACCTGGGGTCATCTTTCGTAACTCTATAATTTTTTTTGCCGTCAGTAACAACAACATAACCTAAACTGCAACTTTTAAATTCCCCTCTTAAATATCGTTCATCTAAAATTGATATTTTGAAATTGTTACCTAATGAATCTACTACTTGAGCTAGCCCTTTTTGATTATAAGCGCCACCTAAACTAATATTATACGTATCCTTTCTGTTTATAAATTCCCAATTGACTAATTCTTTTTCTTTTTGTTCCATTTCCTCTTTCGAGGAACAATAAAATAATATTTCTTTTTTAAATTTATTTTTACCAAAAAGTTTTATATCTTTTTTTAATTCTCGTCCACTACCTAAATATGAACAATTTTTACATTGACAGCAATGAACACCTATATAAATTTTATTATTTACTAAATTAGTTGTTTTATATACTTGAAATGCCACAGCGCTTGACGACATAATATATATTATGAAAATTTATCATAAATAATACAAAATTTAGTTAAATCAGAATAGCATATCTTGTCTTTGTTTTAATTCTTCTATTTTTTCATTAATATAATCTTCAACTAGTATTTTGCTATGGGCAAATCCTTTGCGATAAAGATTTTGATCCGATTCGGCATATAATTGTTTTGTACGCTTATGCTGATAATCAATAAGCATTTTTAAATCTTTCTTAATATTTTGTAATTCCTCAATACTCATCTTTTTCACCTAAAGTATAATTACGGCGTTCATTAATAGGTACTTCTAATTCATCACAAAGACAATCAAACTTATGTACATTATTTGATTGGCATGTTCCAAAAAATTCTTGACAACAGAAACATACTTCTTTTTGTGTATATTCTAAACAATTTAAAAACTGTGGGAATAATACTGGAGGCTCAACTTCTTTATATGAATAAAGCGAAGAGACAATTAAAAATAAAAATAAAATATTTTTAAAGCTCAATTGCGTCTCCCTCTTCTATAGTTGGTAAGTCCTCTTAATATCATTTGCTAAAATATTTAAGAAAAAAATAATGGTGGACATAGTAAACGATCATATTAATTCCATTTACGATTAATCCTGTCTTTATAGAAAAATCTATAGTTCCTGTTAACCAATATAAAATAATTACATGTATTGCAACGATTTCTAAACGATAAATTATTCCTGAAAAAATTAATGGTCTATTTAATTTCATAGACGAAACATATTTTTTACAAAATTAAAAATACTAAAAAATGTTTGAGCAAAATATCCAGGATGAGTATATACTATCAACATAAAATCAATTAGATTAATGTGCGAAAAATGATCTCCACAAAAACCTACGAAATGTAGTAGCTCATGCATTTTTCTTTTCCTTTAATATTTCGTTTTCTTCAACCCAAACCATTTTGTTTTCTGAAGGTATGAAAATTTGATACATATAATATTTTCCAGTCTTTAAAGAACCACATTCCATATAGTCTTCAATAATCGCTTCTTTACCCGAAGCATCAAATAATAAAGAGTTATGCCTGCTGATTCTTACTTTTTCATTTACAGAAAATTTCATTGTTTTTCTGGTTCAGTATTAAAAATCTCCAGGATCTTTGCAAGCATACTTTGAAGTAAAGGATCGGCTCCCTGCATAATTAATTCTTTTTGTCCTACCCAAAGAGTCTCGCCTAGCTGTTCAAGTTCGTCTTGTCCTTCTGCAACTACAGGTTGTTTATCGGTAAGATTCACCGTATATAAATAAGCAAAAGCCGATGTTACTTTAGAAATATAAGATGCGCCCAACTCAATTAAATCCTGAGACGTTACTTCATAACCCGCTTCTTCTTTTAATTCTTTAATTACATTTTGAGTAGGTCCGCCAGTTTCAATACCACCAGTAATTGAAACCATAAATTTTGGTCTAGCAACATCTTTGTCCAAGCCCCAACAAGGAATCCAGTCTGCTCTTACCAAAAACTTGGGTTCATCATTTTCAATTTTAAAAGGAAGAATAGCAACACAATCACCTATACCTCGTTCACTATGAACATACGTATATTTAATATTTTTTTCTGTATCTTCGAGTTCACGCACAGACAACCAATCGTTTTTAAATAGAATTTGTGATTTCATTTTTTATATAAATCTCCCCATTAATTTGTTCAATTGATTGTCCGCAAGGATGCTTAATTATTTTACCATAACCAGAAGCATGGTCCTTTATTTCTATTTGTTGATATTCACACATTTGTGAAGTTCTACAACCCAACAAAACTACCAACAAAAACAATCGCATAATTAATTATATTATTTTTATTGAAAATAATGTACGATTCGTTTAGGCTTTCTCAAAAAGCGTTTTTGGTACTCTACATTGCCTACATGAACCATATCAAGATCTTTTATCAGGGAAGAAAAATCCTGTAGGGTATACTGTATTTCTTGGGAAAATACGTTTTGGTAAATAGATTTTGCCTTGAACGTTTTAGAAGCAGTATCTATCGACATTATTTCAAAAAATTTATTACCATTTTTATAAAGTGCCCCCTTGCGCAATTCCAACCGCCGAGGTGCGATTTTTCCTAGTTCCATTATTTTTTTGTCCTTACTGTTTTGCAGTCAATTTTAATTTCATGCTCTCCGTCAATTACCTTATAACAATTCCCTCCGCGAAAATACACAGGATTTCCTTTTTGGTCATATCCTATAAAAGGAAAAAAATGAGAAGCAAAAATTATTGCAAAAAATATTTTCATATAATTGGTCCTCTTTTCAAAATTACTTTTCCGCCTTTAGCTTTGAAGTCAGTAACATTTTTAAATTCAATTTTTTCAACCGCTTCCAAAGGAACAATTTCTCCATCTTCTTCGGTTTCTTCTTCAAAAGCCTGGGTTGCAATAATGCGTTTTATTTCTTTAATGCGATCGCGAGCCTTTAATTTTTCTTTTGGATCGATATTTTCATTCATGTTTACAACATACTTCAACATCAAATCAGTTTTTTCCTGGTTTAATTTATCAATACGTTGATTAAAGTCTTGTTGTTTTTTTGTTACTCTTGCCATTTTACCCCAATACAAACTTATGTTCGTTTGCTTTTATTATTTTATAAAGTTCTTCTTTTCTTTCTCTTGTCTGCTTAGTTTGAACTTTTAATCCGTTAAGAATATTATATTCTTCAACTAAAAGCCAATAATCTGTTATTGCATAAATTTCCATTTTTAATCTTGAGGGATTTCAGGCAATTTGGCCCATTCACCATTATCTACATTTTGCCATATTGTTCCATCATTACAAAGCGCAATCACTTTGCCACGAATCCACAAACCTCCCATCTCTACATCAGGGGTTGCGGCAATCTGAATTATTTCACGTTTAGTTTTTTTTGCCATGAGTTGCCTCATAAATTTTAGAAGTTCGTCTTTGCTCTTTACTTACACAATAAAGATAACCAAAGCCGAGAACAAACATAATTACACCCGCAATAAAAAATTTTACAGAGTCTTTCATTTTGCCTCCACAAGATTTACAATGGTTGACGTATAAGAAGAAGCTTCGCGTCTTGCATATTCCTTGTTTGCTTTTGACACAAGTTCTTTTACTGTGCGACTAGCTATTCCGAAATATTTGCGAAGATAATCCAGGTCACCTTCGACTTGTCTCCGAGAGCTGCAATCAGGTCCACGAAAATTTACTCGTTCAATTATGAGTTTGTATTGCTTTTTCATTTATTTAACCTGCCTCGTCAGTAGCTGGAGGTCAATCCAGTCTAGACATAGAACACCGATTGGGTTCTATGTTTCGGCTATTAATGAGCCTGGTTACCAAACCGAATGTTTGGATTTGGGGCTTGGTAGTTAGCTGCGAGGCGAACACCCTCCTTCAGAGTGCGAACACCCCAAAACTTGCCCGTAGAGACCTGAGTGACGAGATAACGGTTCTTGTAGTCAGAATTACCAGGCTGAATCTTGAAACCAAGAGCCATCAGCTTTTCAGTAGCGAGTTGAGTGTGTGATTTTCTTTTCATACCCTATTATAGCATAGGGTCAAATTTTAGTAAACGTTTTTATTTATTTTATTCTTGTTCTTCTTCGGAGGGCTCATTTTGGCCATATTTCTTAGAATCATCCATCAGCTGAGTAACTACACTTTTTCTTTTGAATTTTTCAATATCTACTGGACCAGTAATTTCTCTAGCTGTAGCAAATGTTTTAGCAATTTTTTCTTTAGTAAGGTTGTTCAATTGATTTATCATTATATCAGAAGTAATTTTGATAACCTTATCTAATCTTTCAGAAGATTGAAAAACCAATTTCAATGCTGCATTAACCTGCATTTCTAATTTGCCATCTTCGGACATGTGAAGTCCTAACGAACCGGTTATAGCATCTAATTGAGCTTTTAAATCTTTATAGTTTGATAAAGCAAGATTTCTATCTTTTTCTGCAGTATCAATAGCCGACTGTAATAGTTCCGTTATTTTTTCCGCTTTTTCGTGTATTTCTTTTTCACTGACTTCCATCATTAACCACTATTTTTATTATATTAATTATTAATGTAACTAATTGTTCGGGAGTATAGCCAGATGAATTAGAAATTTTTAAATTCTTTCCTTCTAACTGAAATTTTATTTTTGAATTGTTCAAATTACGAGTTACTCCAGCAAACTCTTCGTCGCTTAAAGGATTCAAATCAACTTCAATAAATGTTATTTTATCGTCTTTTTTTAATGTACTAATTTGTACTGTTTTTCCATCGACAACAAATTTAATTATGATTTGTCCTGAAATAAAATTCATCAAATAGTCTTCTATATTTTTACGCATAGACCCATCCATTACTCTGGATACATCTAAACGCAACGACTTTTCTTTAGTCTGATTGCCTTCAATTTCGGCTCCAGTTATATTAATATAACTGACAACATCTTTTTCTTCTATAATTGAATTTAATACATTAGTTAGTTTCATTTAATTCTCAATTATATATTTTATGCTTTTTATGTTTTTTAGGTAGGTAAAAAACGAATTAATTAAAGAAGGACTATATGTGTGGGCTTTGGCGAATTCAATAAAATCTTTCTTAACAAATTTTGTTCCACCTCTTTGATGGAAATATGTTTCTAATAAACATGCCAACTGATATAACTTGTTTCTGTCTTTGAAATATGCCTTTAGTTCTTTAAACACTTCTGGTATTAAAATGCGCTCATCGTGCTTTTCGTTAAATTTCATATTATCATTATCGAATAGAGTTTCTACTTCCTGGTGAGCTACATGATCTCTATGTTTATTTAAGTCTAGAGTATAAGATAAAATATTTTTTTGAGCTACTGTAGTAAAGAAAGAAAATAAGCTTGCCCCACGAACAAGAGTAGCTTCACCATTATCATTTAAAATAATATCTCCTTCTTCATTCTTTTTAGGAATAAACTCTTTCCATTGTTTTTTTACTATAGAATTATAAATGGCTATTCTTCCTTCGTTCATTAAATCATCTAATTCTGCAAATCTTTGATATTTTTTATTGTAAATGATACCTAGAATAATTCGATCGATATACTTTGTATACAACTCATCCATTATTCTCTGCGCTTTATAATTCGTTTTTTGCCCGTCCTCAGTTATTTCTAAATATTCTTTAATCAGAGAATGCATTCGCCTTTGTTCTTCAGCGTTTATATAATAACCTTTTTTAGGTTTTTCGGTATCAGACATTATTTCCTCGAAAAATTTCTTGCATAAATTCACATTTATGCCAATAATTATTTTTTATTTTTTTTCCACGCAACTTGCAATAATTTTTATTATCTTTTAATGTTCTCATGTGGATACAGTTAGAGCATTTTTTTTCGCCTTGATACGGTAAATAAATAAATTCAAAGCGATCATTGAGCTTAGGAACTTTTTTATTTTGCTCATACTCATATACATTTATTATACTATCAGATATTTCTTTTCTTTCGATTAGTTTATAGTCTTCGCCGATACCTAGGACATGAGTTAATTTCCAGATAACATAATACAAAGCTTTTTGATGGTCAAAGATTTTATTCCATTTTGGATAAATAGAAAACCTTTCGTATATTTTATCGTTGACCTTTGAACGGTTTATCTCTAAGGTTATTTTCATATCCCAGAATGAGGAGCAATATGACTTAATCCAGCTTCTTTTATTATTTGCATTAATAAAGAAAAATATTGTAATGGAATATCTTTCATATCCCCATAACTAATAAATCTAAATCTATTGGCATTAATTAAATTCTCAAAAAATACCTTTGCACTTTGGTCTGTCAATTTAACAGGATAATAATTAGACATTTCTATATCATCATATAAAGATGTATAATTAACGTTTTTGCAGGATTTACAATTATACATAACTCTATCATCTAGGCCAAAATCTTTTTCTGTTATTTTTTCATATAATTGCAATAAAACTTTTTTGTTGGCAAATTTTAATATTTTTTGAATATGCTCTTTTTCCGTTACTTCTTCACCATTAAAAACAATGGTTTCAATTTGAGGTTTTAAAAACTCTATTAGCTTTACTTCTGGATTAGGATATTCTATTTCGTTTAATGTTTTTTGAGCAAATTCCAGGTTGTCAATTATCTTTCTTCTTCTATAAAAAACTTTCATATCATTTATAGAGTGTTCTAATGTTTTTTTAGCGGTCGAAGATAGAATTTTTATATTAGGTAATTTAGCCAAATCAACATTTAGACGTTGAATATTTTTACAGTACAAACATTGCACTGGCTTTTTATATTTTTCGCCATCATGCAAATAAAAATGAAAGTTAGCTAAGATATAATAAAAATCAAAAGTATACAACTTCAAAGGATCGGCGGTTGTATACTTTCTGATAAATGATATTTGTTTTTCTAATTCTGAGTCGTTGAAGAACCTGTCTTCATTAAATAATAAAAATTCAAATGTCGGAGGTTTTATATAACAAATTTTTTCATATTCAAAACCATTAGATGGTAATAATAAAGGTTTTGAAAAATATCCCTCCGACATACATATCAAACAATACGTTTAATAAGAGACATCATTAAGCCCACTAAAGGTAAAACGCGTTCTACTTTTTTATCATACAATTCACAAGAATTGTTTTTACAAACCTTTTTATGAATCATTAAATCTGTACCATATTCAGAGAATTCAATAATCCAATCGCGGAATTTTTTACGATCTTTATCATTCAAATATTTAATGATATTCTCGCGATCCTCATTAGTTACTGCTTTTCCATCTTCGGTAAGTCCAGAAACTTTTTTAATAAGGATCATCATCTGATCTAGTATTGTTCCCTTTTCTGTGATTAAATTATTCTCGCCTATAGTTTGAAATCCTGCATGCATATACATGTCTCCCGCAAAAGATTCTAACTTTATTTTGCGAGGGTATTCAAAATTATCAGGTACATATTTAATCTTATCAAGAATATCTTTTTTCAAATCAATATCAATTGTATGCTCTTTACCACATATTTCACATTGATCCTCAACCTGGAAATCTTTTCCATAGGTAATCATAAGTAAAAAGATATATAGAGGCAATTTATCAATAAAAGATAATTCTTGTAAAGGTATATTTGTTTTTATACAACTATCCATCTGAGGTTCAATAGCTGACATAAAATCCTTTTGACTGAAATCCTTAAACATAGATTCCTCAACGGTAGTGATTCGTCTAACAAGAATTTCATTATTATCCGTAAGATATTTTGCTTTTACAGTAGTTCTACCGGAAGGTAAACGGAATTTTACAGGACGAGGTTCATACGCATCAATTGGCTTTACAAAGTCTTCATCAATATCTTCTTTTTCAGCGTAATTAATAGGAAAGCCTTCTACATTTTTTATATCTCCTTCCTCTAAGAGTTTAAGTTCTTCTAAAGAAGGGTTACGTATCTTTTTTTCTTTTTCTTTGCTCATTTTTTATCCTATCATCATATTTTTTTTCAGTTATAAATTCATCTAAATCTTCAATCGAAGCTTTATATTTTTGTTTCAAAAACAATTCCAAAGCCGCTCTTCTTTCCAACATATTATTTTCTTCTAATCTATAAGAACTCAATATTTTAGATTGCTCTTTAATTATTTTATCTTTCTGAGATATTTTTTCTTCAATATCCTCATTCAATTTTTTTATAAGCAATTCATAATTTTGAATTATATTTTCTCGCCTATAAATTTCATACTGAAGCATTTGTATAAACTGCTTTTCATCAGACATTAAATTTAACTTCCTTCGTCAAATAAATATCGCCTTCGCGAACAGTATAAATATCTCCTCCGCGATTAATTTGAATATCATAATAATATTTTTTTATTTTCAAATTCTGTGTATTAGCTGGCACAAACTTGAAATACACGATACCTAAAGCCGGATCAGCTTCAGGATGATTAAAAAACGGTAAGGAAACCTTTTCCGCAAATGTAGTATCATTAAGATACTCCTTTACTGTTAAAAGTCCTGTTGCTCCCGTAAGATCTACGGGCTCATTCTTTTCATTAACTAGTTCTAATCTTAGAGTACAAGTATCTCCTTTGGTAAATTCAATATTATTTTTATTAATCCTAACCATATACAATAATTTCCTTAGCTATAATATCATCAACTACCTTAAAAGATTTTAAGGTTATCGTATCAACTTTTTTAACAGATTTGACAATTATATCATTTGTTATTTCTATTTTTTTGATACGTATCATATTAATATTATATTAATTCAATTATGTGTATTTACTCTAATATATTCATTTTTGCTGTTTTTTTAAAATATTCAAAATAGTTTTATACGATATTTTATAATCACCCTTTAAATTAAATATCTTGTTTATTTTTTTTGCAATAGTTACTACGCCATTATAAGGTGTTTTACTAAATTTGCTTGGTTTTTCATTTCTTATTTGTAATATTAACTGCAAATTTTTTTCCGAGGTTAAATCTATATTTTGCTTGCTATACATTATAAATATTTCGGGTAAATAAGTTTTCATCCATCTTAACACAACATGTTTCTTTCTTTTTAACTTAACGCATATTTTATGTAAAGACTTATAATTACCTATCATATTTTTAATAATTTTCAACTCTTTTTCTGATGGTTCTTGCCATCGAGGTGACAGCTCTCCTTTTTTACCATACATCGGATTATTTTCGCCTCTTATTTTTTGGCTCATTAATTTGGCGTGCGAAGGTCTTTTACGGCCAAACAATTTATTATTTTTACCTTTTACTCCTAATTGTCCATTTCCTCCTTTAGTTATATTATAACCAATTTTTTTATTCGTTGAATTATAAAAATTTATCCAATAAATTTCTTTTTCGTTTAATTCGTTTAAGGATGAACACTCACATAATATTTCTTTTTTGAAATTTTCTTTACCATATTTTATTATGGCTTTCTTTAATAAAGAACCCGAACCTAAATAATTCGGGTCATCATTTATATTTTGGCCTATATAAATTTTATTATTTTTAAACAAGTAGTCTTGAATATTTGCATCATATTATATTTTAATATGATGCGTCTTTTTTTCTTATTAATCCAATATATTCATTTTAGCGTAATCTACAAACATTTGCCAAGAAACATCTTTCTTCCCAGCTCTGTTTTTTATAAGTTTAAACCAAATCTCTCCTGCCTCTCGCATCTCAGGTGTATTCCAAAGTGCAATTACGGTATCCGCCGTTCTCATTTTCCAAAATGAATCTGATAATTTTTCCTCGTTTAATTCTTCTAAAGAACAATTCGTCGCCGAACGTGCAAATTGAGTTGCGGTAAGCACAGGCACATTTAAAGATTGCGCCATTCCTCGAAGACTTTCATTAATATCTTTATCTTCCATATATTTATTGCCACGATAGTCTTTATTCGCGGCCATAATATCAGAATAGTCAGTTACTATAAAATTAACATCCTTTACACCTTTATACAATTCTAACTGGTATAAATATTGTTCCAGGTCTCTTGTTGTTGCTGTCGAAGTAGGATATTCTTTAATAATTAATTTATTATTCTTTTTGCCTATTTTTTCATAATAACTAAATACATCATCTTGCCTACTTCTAATATCTTTAAGTTCCATACCTGTTAAACAAGAATCAATGCGCAATGATTTGACCAGATCGCTCATTTCCATTGTGAACAGTACTACTGTTTTATCCTGATGTAACCAAGCATGAGCGGCACATTGGTCAAGAAAAATTGATTTACCCACACTGGAAGCCGCCGCAGTCATAATCAATTGTTTATTATAAAACCCACCCGAAATAACCTCGTTTAATTTACTCCAGGGACTGGCAATATAAGAACCAAAATGTTCATTAATCCTCGCATATCTTTCTCTAACGGAGTCAGCATCCATTTCAAGTCCTAAATCCACTTTGCTGTCCCAAGCTATAGCATCTCTAATATTATTTTCTATTTCAAGGTATGAACCTTTTTTAATCAGTTTGATAGATTTAAAAACCGCATTTTTGATTTTATTATTTTTTATAAATACACGAATATCATCTTCAAGAGCTTCTATTTCTCCGGATTTAAAAACATCTTTTTGATAAACTGACCTTGCAATATTTAATTTTTCTTCTGTATAATCCAGGTTTTTTAAAACAGCAATTACCCTATTTTCAGAAGGCATTGATTTATACTTATCAAAAAATTTACTAAAAACCAAAAAGACATCGCCCAAGACTTTATCTTCAAAATATGTTTTATCAATATGGGTATAAAGATCCACCCACATTTTTCTTGTTTGATGTGTATCTAATAAACAAGCAGATAGAAAATCTTTTTCCATATCTGCTATTTTCCATTGTTCTATAATTTCTTTATTATCTGACATAAAATATTATATTCTTTTTTTCAATAAGGCAAATAAAAAGGGACCAAGATTGGTCCCTTAATTTCTATTAAACAAGAATTGTTTAAAACTTGATTACTTTAGCCTTTGGATCTTTTTCAAAGAATTCAAACTCAATACAAATCATTCCATTTTCGTATTTTGTTTGAAGAGAATCTAGATCTACCATTTCTGGCAAAAACACATTTCTACGAAAAGATCTTTCGGCAATTTCACGAACCATATACACACGTTCTTCTGATTTTTCTTTAATCGGATTATGTGCAATAGTGATTGTATTGCCTTTCAATGTAACTTCAATATCCTCTTTTTTAATCCCTGCAACAGAAGCTTCAATAACATATTTCAGTTTTTCACCTTCTTTTTTTGCATAGATATTCATTTTTGGGATTGAATCACCTGAAATACCTTTAAAAGAAACAGGTTCATCCAAAGCATCAAACATTGAGTTAAGCGCATTGAGTGTGGGATAGAAAGATGACCAAAAGTCATCTCTAAGCAATCCTAAAGAAATAGGATCACGATTTTGAAATTTTACTAACATATACATTTCCTCCTGGACAATGTTATTTAATTTATTAAAGGCTTCTAAATGAACACCTTTAATAAATTATATTATCGGAAGAAATAAGAAAAATATCAAAAAAAAGTATAATATATTATTATGAGTAAAGATAGCTTTTTTTCAGAAATGAACCAATTGCCTCCAGGATATACAGAGCAATTTAATGAAGATGAATATATTAATACTTTAGGGAAAAAAGGACCTATTCAAAAAGGTCTTTTCGGAGACAGAAAGAAATTTCAAGAAACAGTTTTTGGAAAACAAAAATTGAGTTCTTCTACAGAAACAAAACTTGTAGAAGAAATTGAGACTTTACTGACAGCTAAAGGATATAAACAAAATCAGCAAGGAAGACACTTGCTTTTAGAATGCGTGAAACACCTAAAAAAATTAGGCGTTATACACGACTGATTTTAATTGTTGAAAGACTGAATAATATTGTTTTGCGATTTTCCTATTTTTAAAAAATCCTTTAATTCCTGTGTTGTATGATGCCACCACCTGAAAATGGTCGGTGGTATTGTACTTCTTTTTTATTTCAATCTTTAAAGAATTAACAAAATAGGCACAACTAAGTACATTTAAAGTTATATCAAATTTATTATTAATGTCATATCGTAGACCATAATGTTCCGCAACCTTGGCTACAGTCCTATATCTTGATTTATAATAATCAGAATTTTGTTGAGTCAAACCGGCATCACGAGTCCCATTACGGTTAGGTTTTGATAAGGCTCGAATTGTATAATTACTCTCTAGGGCTACGAAAACCATCAAGTCATATTTATCTACGCCATAGTGTTTTTCTGCGACTCTAATAGTTTTAAGAAAAACATCTTTATTTGTTTCTGACCATTTACGTTTATACTTCTTTAAAAAAAATTCCAGTACCTCTTTATCGGAGGGTGCTTGTTTTTGAATCCTTTCAATTTTAACTACTTCTTTTTGAAGTTCATTATTCCAATAAAAAAGGCTTGAAAAGGCAATGATGTTTAGTAGTATTCCAAGCTTTATAATGAACTTTGCCATGTTCTATTATAGTATTCTTGTTTATTTTAGTAAACGTTTTTAACAAGTTATTTTTGGAGCACTTAAAACACAACCACAAATACCACTTCCACCATATTTAGGCGAACAGGCTCTACAATCTTCATAAGCATTAAATTGCCGAGGATATTCTTTTGGAATATTCTCTTCGATTACTAATTCTTTATCGTTAGATGTGTTAATTCTTAACAAAATAATTGCTTGTTCTTCTGTTATTTTCTTTTCTCTTAATAACTTCGTAATTAATCCTTCGCCTTTTGTCATTTTTTTCCTCTTGAATCATTAACATAAAATCCCGGGCCAATAAATGCAATTGCTGTAGTTCCAGAAAATTGTTTTTTCAAAGTTGTATTTTCACAAAAATCACACTTCATATTAATTTGTTCTTTTGCTTCACTCATTGGTAAAAATACTTCTTGTATTTCCGAACATTTAATGCACTGATAATCATAAGTCGGCATTTATCTCTCCAATAAAATATCCCAAAATTTTTTAGGTAAATGAATATTTTTTATGTCTATCGCTTCTTTAAACATTGGCGCAATATCATTATATTTTAAACCGGCTAATCCGCAACCTATTTCCGTTACAAGAAAAATCTTATTAGGATGTTGCCTAGCATATTCAATAAACTGGTTTACATGCTTTTTAATTTTATTTAGACTAAGGGTGTATTTGATTTTTACATCTTTGGTAGGAATACCATAAGTTTGTTCACTTATTTGCTGCCCATGTTTTGCACCAAACCTCATTGCTTGTTTTGCCGCTCCGGCACCATGAATATGTGCTTCATTATCGCCAAATACAAACACTTCGTTTGACTTTAATTCTTTAACCCAATCGGTAGTTCTACCCCAGGATTTATCAATCAAATTTGCAGGTATTACATTATTTAAACTCATAGGCTCTCCATAAATTTTTCTAGACTAATTATTTTTCTTAGTTGATTCTTTTTAAAACAAAATCCATGTTCGCCACTAATAGGCATCATTGTTTTGTTAACTACTTTTTCGTAATAAGATTTGACAACATGTTTTTCTACGAACTGAATTTCGTTAAATGACTCACCACTATAATAAAACAAATAATAATCACCGGCAAAATTATTGATTGAGTTTTCACTTACCCAACCATTACGTTTTGCATCGACCAAAATAGGTTGTCCTTTTTTATCTTCAATAATTAAATCGCCAAATAATAAATCTTTTAAAGTATTAAACCTGGCCCCAAAAAATTGTTTTGTAGAAAAACAATTTGTACCTAATTTGCACTTTAAAAAAGAAATTATAGCATCAACTTCATTTTCAGCCGTTACGTAAGTGGTCATTTTGTTCCTTAATAAATTCCTGTTCTGCCAAATCAAAATTATTTAATTCAACCCATTTAAGATTTTTTTCTTCTGCCAATTCTTTAATCATATCTATTACTTCTTGTTCTGTAGCCTTTACTCGCATCCAAAGTTTACCATCTTTTTCAAGATAAGTTACGGGTTTACCAGAAGGTAAAAATTCTTGATACATATTTATTGTCATAATCTTCTCAACAACATTTCAATTGATTGTTTTAATTCCTTTTTTAAAGTTTTTATTTCAGCATCTCTGCCGCTGCCACTATTATAAATATCTATTATTTCTTCTATAGATAAATATTCGTTATAGTCAGGTATTCCTTCGTTAAAAAATAATACCGTAAATGAATTTTTTAGATCAATAAAAACTATAGTTGGTTCAATAAATTTTTTATATTCCTCTTCTGGAAAATACCATTTATCCAAATCTTTTTTATTTAAATAAATAATTTTTGCAGAGGAATATTTTTTTGTCATAGCACATCTATAATATTTTTCACAATATACTTTAATTTTTCAATTGTATCTTTATAATTTTGTGTTTGCTCAACGACCGTTTTTTCTTCTTTGACTTCTATTTTTTCGTTATGCGTTTGCTTATATGTTTTCAACGCACTTTTGATTAATTCTTCCATTTCTTTTTCTGTATAATATGTCTTACCTTTCACTTTATTATAAATATCAATCATTTCGGCCAAGGTTAAGGATGGACTATAATCTATATCTCCTTTAAATTCGCCTCCACCTAATATCCAGGTTAAATAATCATCACCTTGTTTATATTCAATATAAAATAACGTATATTCATTTTCTTCTAATTTTTTTACCTCCTCCTCCACAGCTATTCTTGCCTGTTCAAAACTTTCAAATTTTCCTAAAGAAACCAAATTAGCATTTTTATAAATTTCCTTCATACAAGTTCAAACTCCTTTAAAAATTTTGTTTCATCGTCCCAAGGCAATATACGTTTTTCAATATCAGTATCATTAATACTATTATTTACAATTGCCTCATTCAAATCTTTTTCTTTAATATTCTTCCAATTAAATAAATGCATTTC